CTATTCAAAAAGCTCCCCTTTCATCAGGGCATCGGAAACCTTGTTCAGCCGGCACATTTCCTCCCACGTCGCCCCATTGCGTTCCAAGGAATAAAAGGCCGACTCCGGCAAAAGGATGTATTCCCACTCCCGTTCCATCCGGTCGGCAGCACTCAGCGTATTGATCTTTCTGCACCATTCCACCGCCGCCTTCTGTTTTTGCCTGACATTGGCATCGGCTATGCGGTCGTCGCTTTTCGTTTCTACGATATAAATATGTGCTGCCGTGCAAACCATGAAGTCGGGATGGTAAGAAGCCAACAAACCATCCTGGCGCAGGTAAAACAGCGAAGCAAAGGGATGCTGACTTTCATTGATTTTCAGAAAACGTTCCACCCCTCCGTCCTTGTCCAGAAACTCAGAAAAAGCTCTTTCAAAGCCACCCCGGTTACTCGGATAGCCCACGCGCTCGTAAATCACCTTCTGCAACGGCAGGCTGTAATGCTCGCGGATGCGCAAGACAGGAACCGACGAGAACCATATCTTCTCGACCACCGCTTCACTGACCATCACGCTCTGCTGCATCCGGTGAATGGCCACACTCATCTCGCGGATGATGTGCGAAGTGACTGCCCCGTTCTTCGCCAACAGGATTTTCCAGTCATTACCATTGAAAGGATCGAACGGCTGGCCGAACAGCCGCGTACGAATATAACGGTCCAGAATGCGCATAATAGCTGGCTGGTTGATCTGCAAGGTGGGAAACGGACGGAGTGAACGCACTCCCACCCTGTCCATACGCGTCGTCACGATGCGCAACAACTTCTGCAAATATTCATTGTAACTGGCAGCCGTAAACAGGTCGGCCTTCACTTCATACCTTCCGAAACGCGTTTCAGCCATCACTGATTCCGACACAAACGTTTCCCCCTCCGTAGCCAGAAAGCCGCGCAGATATTCCAGGGTAAAGTCGGTATATGGATAGAGGGAAGCGGCATCGATCTGAGCCGGAGTAATCTCTTCCTCGGCATCACGCATCACCACCGGCCAAAAGAGGTCGTAGTCTTCATAGTCTTCCTTCAGCCCCACTTTGACAAGATCGCCCACGGCACTCCCGGATGCCACTTCGCCCTCATCCGTACCGGCCAGTCCTTCGTCCATCAGTTCCCGGTAGAAGGCACTGAAAGCCGGATGCTCGATTACGGAAAGCATGTCAAGGTAGGATGTCGGCTGCAACCGCTTCACCAATACCCTCCGACGGTCTCCTTCCTTCTTTTCCCGATAGGCAGCCTCCCGCCACATCAGCCGGAGTCCGCGCCCCACAGTCTGCTCCAACAAGATAGGAGCCTGCGACGAACGGAGCGGCACAATGACACAGATGTTGTTCACATCGAAGCCTTCACGCAGCATCAGTACCGACACGATAACCTTGGGCGAGGCATAGCGGTCTACGTTGAACAGCCGTTCCTTCACGTGCAGCCACTCACGTTCCTTCATCTCTCCCTTCTGATTGCTGTCGATGCGCAACACGTCTTCCTCGCACAACCCTTCTTCCATCAAGAATTGCCCGACAAAAGGCGTCACCGACGTGTCTTCGCACACCACCAGCATCTTGGGATGCTTGTCGGCGTCCAGCTTCACAAAATCATTCTCCAGAATACGGAGCTTGGCCAGTCCGGCACGCAGCATCAGCCGCTGCCCTCCGCTCAGGGCGACCACTTTATTCCGTTCGTCACGCACCGCCCTGTAGTCAAGGCTTTCCAGTTCGATCAGTTCCTGCCTCCTGTCCAGCAACAGGGTCTTCACCAATCCCTGCTTCATGGCCTCGGCCAAAGGAAAATCTGTCACAATGTGCGGGAAGTAATGCTTCACCCTCCTGATGCCGCTTCCGCTGGTGTCGTAGGGGGTAGCCGAGAAATCTATCTGGAAGAAGGTCCCCTGCTTGCCGCGGGCCATATAATCCAGCCCTTTCTGCCATTCCACTTCCTGCACCTCGCCGGCCACTCTGTTCTCGTGGATGTGGTGCGCTTCGTCATTGACCACCATCAGTCCGGGCAGGGAAGCCAGATAGTCCATCTCTTCGCCCCGCAAGAATTTGCGGTCGAGCACGTCGAGCGAGTTGCCCGCACTGATACCCGGGCGCAAGGGCAGCAAGTCCTCAACAATCACCTCCGGAGAAGTCTCGTCGTACACTTCGGCATCCGCATCCTGCGAAAGGAACAGATGCCAATTGGTCAATGCCACCAGACCGTCGGCCGTGGTCTTGCGACCGATGCCCTCTTCCTTGCTCACCACATTGTTGCGCAAGAAGCCGAACACTTCATCCCGATAGACCGAAGGCAGAAACAAGTCACTGTTGCGACATAGATCGTTGGTATCAAAATCACGCTCGTTGGTTTCCGGATCCAGACGCCCCATGTAGGCGTCGAGCAGACGGTCGTACACGACCAGGCCGGGAGCCACTATCAGGAAATTGCGGGTATACCGCCCGGAAGGCTCGCTTTCGTGCCGGGCATTGAGCAACTGCCAAAGTAGGAGGGCGTGCATCACCCACGTCTTGCCCGTACCGGTGGCCATCTTGACGGCATACTTGGGCAAATTGTATTTTTCAGCCGCCAGCAGGTTCAGGTCGGCCTGGGCCAGCAGGTCGGGGGCCACCTCCCGATAGATGTCGGCCACCGAAGCGATGCGCACTACTTCGTGCAAATAGATGATATTCAGAATGGCCTGCCGCTGCCCTGAATGGAAATTGCAGGCACGTTCACTGAAGTAGGGTTCCGTAAACCAGTATTTCAACAAATCTGCCGTAACGGGCGATACCGCCTGCAACATCTCACCGCTTTCGAAGGCACGGTTCACCCGTTCCGACAGGCGGGCCGCCAGTTCAAGGGAAATATCTGTTTTCATGTTGATTCTCATTGACAGGTTTATAAAGTTTCAGTAACCATACTCTCGAAGCCGAATACATCGACGGCCTTCACACAGACCGTCCGCCTTCCCGCTTTACGCGGCACGCGAAGGATGGCCCGATAGACACAATGCAAGGGGTCGCCGTCGTTGGCCGTATTTTCACGATAGTCCTGCCAAAGGCTTCGGAAGGTGATGCCGTCGTAATCGGGGTCGATGCTCCAGTACTCAATCAGGGCCAAAGGGTCGAGACGGATTACCTGCCTCAACTTTTCCTTATCCTTGTCGTCCAGCGGGATGTTGTCGGGCGAAAGCAGGACATAGTTGTCAAGAACAACCTGCAATTCGTCCACCTCCTGCGAGAAAGGACGGATCTGCATGGGCCTGCAAACCAGATACTGCAACGTACTGAAGCGTACGGATCCTTCGCGCACCAGCTTGTCGTAACCTTTCTTCGAGAGCTTGTCGAGCAAGTCGGGCGGAATGACAAGCACATCCACCTCGTCCTTGTACTGCATGATGGCACGGCTGACGTCGAAAGCAAAGTTCCAACCCAGCACTACCGCCTTGCGCCAACCGCCACCCAGCAGGGTATTGCGTGCTTCGCAGGCCCGGCGGACGGTGGCCATGCCGGTCAGCTTGTTGGGACTGTCTACCAGCACCAGGGCACGTTCGGCCTTCACATGTCCCCAATTCCGGTCGTTCAGTTGCTCTTCGGTAAAGGGAATGGCACCATAGAGCTGCATGACGATGCGGCTCAAGTCGCCGATGCGTCTGTACAGCTTGCTGGAGCCGAAGACTTCTTTCTGATAGTCCCCGATGGACTGATAAAGGAAGGGCTTCACCTTTTGGTCGATAAACCGTTTGCGCATGACGAGTGTAGCGGGTTTACCGATATCGGTCGTTATCCAGCGGCGTCCCAAGCGTTCGGCCACCGCAGCCGCAGTACCGCTACCACCAAAGAAATCACAAACGAGGTCACCTTCGTTAGAAGATGCTTTAATGATACGTTCAAGGAGGGCTTCGGGCTTTTGAGTTGCGTAACCTGTCCGTTCATAGGAAGAAGTTGCCAACATTCCTATATCTACCCAATAGTCTTTCGTATTCACAAGTGTATATGTGCCCTTTTCATCTTGATAATACACTTGAGCTGGATTTTTACCAGACCAAGGCATCATATACGATTTTTCTTTCACTATATTAAAAGTCAAATGACTATTATTCTTACTATAAAATAGTATTGTATCATGCTTCTTCGCATATCCCCCACCGCCAGCTCCTCCAGATTTATAACACCAAATAATTTCATTCAAGAAATTCTCCTTTCCGAATATATCATCCATCAACACCTTCACATAATGCCCTACGTGCCAATCAATATGCACATAAATGCTTCCTTTATCAGAAAGCAATTCGCGCATCAAGACCAATCGGGGATAAAGCATCTTCAAGTAAGACACCGTTCCGTCTTTCCAAGTGTCTGCATAGGCAAACTGCTCGATTGTAGTAGGCTTCTGTTCAATATCCGCCCCCGGCAGATTGATTCTGGTCCGATAATCGGCCTTGCTGTCAAACGGCGGATCTATGTAGATCAGATCCACCTTGCCGCGCATCGGCGGAAGTCCCGTGGCCTCATCGCCGGCAATAAGCGCCTGCATGGCCAGCAGGTTGTCACCATAAATCAAGCGGTTGATCCACTCTTTACCGAAATTCAGTTGTGCCGCTTGCCCCTTCCACAGGCCACTGATGTCTTTGGAAGGCAGCACCAGTTCGTTGGTTTGCAGCCCTATGTGCGTGCTGCTACCAATCCGCTCCAATATCCGTTGTGCCTCTCTCCGGCCTTCCTCAACGATTTTGGGCAATTCAAAGATCAAGGACTTTGGCATACGCTCTCCTCTGTTTTTATGCGTTGTGCCATCGCCCTAATCCCTACGAACACACTGCGTGGGCTAATCCTTGCCTCTAAAGTGCGGTCGTAGGAAACCGATGCAAACAGACAAGAACGCCCACGCATATACGCGAGCATTCGCACATCTGTTCCCGGTTTGCATTATGAAATTTCCTACGTTTCACTTTAACTAAGAACAAACAGCAAACGCTGATTCATAAATTCATAAACTGTCGGGAAACCGCCACCACCGTGGCCCGCTTCCCTACTTGCAAAGATAAGAGTATTTTGCCAATCCACGGCAAGCAAAGGAAAATAATAATTCGTCTCAATCCGAATATGCAGTTCCCATACCTTCCTTCCCAATAGGAATTTCCATAAATCGCAATCAAAACATTCAACAAACAATACGTCGTTTCCTTCCTTCCCGATGCCGTCTGCATTTTCAGCTTTAAACCCCAAGACCCTTATGTTTCAAACATAGGGGGTGAATGTTTCAAACATAAGGCCTTCATGTTTGAAACATTCCCAACGATGGCCCAAAACCGCCCGAAAACAAACATGGTTACTTTCTATAAACAGGAAATCGGAATTGTTTACAAACTATAAACAAAAAAAGAAAGTCAGAGCAACACTCTGAATAGAGTGAGGCCGCTCCAACTTCTTAAGACATGCGCTACTGTTCATGCATAACGGTCCGCAATCGAGTATTTTTTTGCGTCGGACTACAGGCGGTCTACGGGCGCACAATAAAATTATAAAATCAGGAAGTAGTTAAATAGCTGAAAGCCAATAAACATCAAAAGCCCCGCCTTTTTGAAAGGCAGGGCTTTTGATGATTTCGAGGTACCTGGCGGAATATATCCGACACTGATGCCCAAGAAATTACCCTACCTTCGGTCTACTTTCGGTCTTCAATCCTCCCTTTCTCAAACTCAAATATTCTCTTAAAAGTTTAATACAGCGGCACAAGGTATTCTACTTCGCCAAACCGTATGATTTTGCATCTGCATTTTCGGCAACCATTCCGATGTGGGCATCCTCTTTTTTTCTTTCGGCCACCTGACGTTCCATGTCACCAAGTTCCCTATTCAACTGCTCAATTTTTTCTATCAATTCCTTATTTTGATTTTTTAAGAACTGAATTATTTCAGAATCAGATTGGATGGTTTCTGAGGCGAGCATATCTCCTTCTCCTGTAAGGAGCCACCGGGCGTTCAAATCCTTGTAAACGCATAGTATTTTTGCAATATTGTCGTAGCTCAATCCGCTATTTCGCTTTCGAGCAGAATTAATAGCACCAATAGCAAGGCCACACTGCACTGTAACCTTGTTAGCATTGAGGCCAGCAAAATCCATATACTTCCCCAATCTTGAGATGAAATTATCTTCCATATTGCAATATTTCTATAAAAACACTTGCATATATTGATATATAACAATATATTTGCAGCAAATAATCAAATCACGTGCAACAAATGTACAAAGAAAACGCAACTAAAGCAATAGCGAAAAAACGCTATTCATTCAGGAAGGGCTATCTACAAGTGACTCTGAAAGACAGAGACGAATTAAGAGAGGAGCTGAAAGGCATACTTCGCATCACCCAGCGAAGTTACTTCTACACGGTTATGAACACAGGCATTATCGACATCAGCCTGCCAAGGTTCGAAGCTATCAACCAGGCGTTCGCACGCCGCAACATCTCAGACGTATGGGACATCACGGAACTCACACAATCCTCACAGTACGAGAAAGCGAAGTAGCCGAACGTATCGCCTGGGGGGCTTCGCAAAAGGAAGTGGCCACTGAATTGGGCATATCCCGCTATACGGTGGACAACATTTTGCGCAAGGTTTATGACAAATTGCACATAGGGAAAATCAACGAGCTATCTGCCTGGTGGTTCTGTACCACTTTCGGGATTAGCTTCGACCTATCACCGCTCAAACGCGCCATCGGTGCCTGCTGTCTATTAGGCATCTTTATGATGGGCGAATTCTTTAATAAAGAGCAATTCTGCCGGTACCGAACCAGAAGAATTGCAAGAACAGAATATCGAATCAATGAGAAACTATGATAACATCATCCTTTTCTTTAGACTCACGAATTGCCAATGCTCTTGTTTGCAGATGCGTTGAAGAGCATTGGCCTGTGCATATCCAACGCGGCATTCCCTTTCCGTCAGAGAACGGCAAACATTTGATTGATTTGACCGTAGAATATGAAGATGGTTTCCCCTTCAAAGAAAAGTTGGATGAGACCACTAACCGAGTGCTTAATTTAACTGAGGAATAATATTATGACTGTACAAGAACTTATTGAACGCCTCGAGGAGTGTGATCCTGAAGCAGACGTAGTAATGGACGTTGGACTACTGAACCTCGTTTTTGTCAACAAGGTAGAGGAGAATTACGAATATAATACCGTCGTTATAAGTTGAATCCTATGGTACGCAAACCTTTTACACCGGAGGAGGTTGAGCAAATCAGGCTCCTATACCCCGACCATAGTACACGCGAAATAGCGCAGCTACTGGGCCGCAAAGAATATAGTATCTATAGAAAAGCCTTTTCGATGGGATTGCGAAAGACCGCTGAACATATCAAGCGAATTAACCATGATAACATTGACAATATTCGCATCCATGGGAAAGCACACCGGTTCAGTAAAGGGCATGTCCCGGCCAACAAAGGTCGGAAGATGTCACCGGAAAGATATGAACGATGTCGCGACACAATGTTTCGCAAGGGTCATAAGCCCCACAACACTCGCCATGATGGAGCTGAAAGTATCCGGATGGATAAGAATGGACATCGATATATCTATGTACGCATCGCAGAAGGTAAATGGATACCTAAGCATATTCAAGTGTGGACACAATCCAACGGACCGGTACCCAATGGATGCAATATCATCTTTCGCGACGGCGACACGCTCAACTGCGCGCTTGATAATCTGGAGTGTATTAGTGATGCTGAACTTATGCGGCGCAATACGCTACACAACCTTCCGGAAGAGGTGCAAGAATTGATATACTTAAAGTCCAGGCTAACTAAGGTCATAAATGGAACCATTAAAAAACAAGAACCATGAGTGCACTTGACAGACTGAAGGGAATGGTCGGGAAACCATTCCTTTACAAGAACGAGGAAGTCGTTATCTTGAATTACTGCGAAGGTACCGGTGACGACGGAGACGAAGTCGAAATCTATCTGAACAACGGTACTACGCTTGTATTCAGTTACATCAACCTTCCGTCCAAGCTGGAGAAGTTCAAACCCGTATCCACACAGGTCATTGTACTGGCCAACAGACGGCTCGACAGCGTATCAACAGTGAACCCCACCATCATCCAGCAACTTCGTGACACCGTGATGCAGCAGATTGAAGCTGTAAAGAAAGACCCATCTGCAGTAGCTCAAGCCAAGCAAGTATTCCAGGGTGTGAATACGCTCGTGAACCTGGCCAAGACTGAACTTGAATACCGGAAGTATATAAATGGAATCGATAAAGAAGAGGGAAAAATGCATTGACTGCTATCTCTACGAACGAGTTATAGCAATGACGCCATATCTTAAGAAAACTACATATTGCTTGACTGGTGGTAAAATCGTATCAGTTCGTTCAGACCGGACAGTCGCTTGTGATAAATTTAAACCAAAACAAAATAGATAAAATGAATAACGTAAATAAACCCAAACTAATGACCGGTGCCCGTGTTCGTGTGCTGGCTACCAATGAACTCGGAACGATAACCGACAAACAGCTAATCCGTAAGAACGGACAAACGAGAACATATTGCAATGTGAGGCTTGATAAAAAGCCCGAACAAGATACCTGGTACTTCGTCGATCAGCTTGGCGACACCAAGGAATGTGCTACCGTGACAATGGCCGACGAAAGAGGACGGAAGCTCATCCTGAGAGTGACGCAATATTACGACAAGGCACCCGATAAAAACAACATGCACGTGGAATTAGAAGCTGAAGACGGCGGCAATTTACAGGATCACGAAGGCAGTCTGCACTTCGCTCTGACCGCCTTGTTATTCAAGGCCCTGGTCGGAGAGTCTGGCGAATAACGCCGTCCTTGACTATACAGAAACAATGAACCAATTTTGCAGGGCGGCATCTGGCCGCCCCTATAAAACTCACATGCTATGTCATATACTCAAGACGATATCAGGCGCATAAAAGATGCCAGCGAGGGAAGACTTGTCGATGTAATCAGCGACTTCCACGAGCTGCGCCGGAAGGGGAAAGACTACGTTTGCGACTGCCCCGTCTGCAAGGGAAAGGATAAGATGAGCGTATCGCCCGCCAAGGGAATCTTCAAATGCTGGAACTGCCCGGATGTATCGGGAAACAATGCAATCAGCTATCTGATGAAAGCCGAACGCATGACTTACCCGGATGCACTCGACCACCTGGCACGACGTTTCAGCGTTATTCTCGACCCTCCCCCTGCCCCAACCCGTGCGGAGCTTCCCCGTATGAAGAAAAAAAGCAAGGCAGCCAAAGGAGAAGACACAGAAAGCTACTGCGCCCGAATGCTTGCAGCCAGTGGACTGACCTTCGCGGACGTAACGGCCAGGATCTACAAGACCGGAGACGCACAGAGCATCTTCGAGGCCCGAACGTTCCGCCCCGGCACCGTCGATGAATTCGGCAACATCATCCAGGGGGATGACGTCATCATCGAATACTACGACCTCGAAGGAATGCCGGTCACCTACCTGCGCAAGATGCCTGGGCGCCGGAAGGGCAACACTGAGCCGAAAGAATATTACCGCGTCCGCTGGCAGTACCCCGAAGAACACCTGGACAAGAACGGCCAACCATACAAGTACAAGTCACCCGCCGGAAGCGGCACCCCCATCTACATACCTGAACGACTCCGTAGAATGTACAAGGAGAAGACGCAGTTCACTCGCCTCTACATACAGGAAGGTGAGAAGAAAGCAGAGAAGGCCTGCAAGCATGGGATACCCTCCATCGCCGTGAGCGGAATCCAGAACCTGGGCCAAAAAGGATCTCTACCCGAGGATCTCGTGAAGATCATCACCACCTGCGGAGTCCAGGAAGTGGCCTTCATCTTCGACAGTGACTGGAACGACCTGAGCCGGAACATCAAGATAAACATGCCGGTTGACACCCGACCCAAATGCTTCTTCGCAGCGGCACGGAACTTCAAGGAATATATGCGTATGCTGAAGAACCGTGGCATCATGGTGGAGATATTCATCGGACACATTCTGAAGAACGAAGCCGACGACAAGGGCCTGGACGACCTGCTGGCCAACACCCTGCATGGCCGTGAAGACGAACTGGCCAAAGATATGGAATTTGCCTGTAACGAGAAGAGCGGCCACGGCCAGTACGTCGATATGTACAAGGTGACAACGTGGAACGACCAGAAGCTCCGAGAGCTGTGGAACCTGCACAGCCACGAAAAGTTTGCCGAGCAACACAAGGACGTACTGAAGGAGTTACCGGAGTTCATCTTCGGCCGGTACGCCTGGAAGTTCGACGAAGAAGGGAAACTGGTATCGGCCCTGCCTTTCGAGGAGGACGAGAAATTTTGGATTGAAGTACCCAAGGAAGATCGAAATGGAAATCAAAAAACTGATAGCAACGGAAATCCGATATACGATTGCCAGTATGACTATGTGGCCGGAAAGAACTTCTTCCAGAACAGGGGGATTGGCCGATACCGCCTGCTCGACGACAGCTGGTTGTTCATCCACCTGGATCCACCGGTTGTTCGCACCATCAGCGTGGACGACGCCCGCGATTTTATGTATTCATTCGCTGAGCAACATTGTTCCAGACGGGTCAACAACATGCTGCTGCAGGGAGGTTCTCAATACGTCGGCCCCTACCAGATGTCGCGCCTTGCTTTCATCACACCCAATTTCGTGGCGGCGAGCCGTGAAGAGCAGTACTTCTACTTCGCGTCGCGCTGCTGGCAGATCACCCAGCATGAGGTGAAAGAAGTCGGTTACGAAAGCATCATTCACCACATCTGGAGTGAACAGAAGAAATCGGTCGATGCCGAATATTACGGCCATCCGCTGATTACGTTCACGGAGACTGACGGGAAATACACCTACGAGCTATCACCGGAAGGGAAGAAATGCCACTACCTGCAGTTCCTGATCAACACCAGTAACTTCACCTGGCGGAAGAAACCGGAAGAAGTCGAAGAAGATGAATTGCTGGAAAACAACCTGCATTTGCTCTCCAAGCTATGCGCCATCGGTTATATGCTGATGGAAGCCAAAGACAACAATGTCACCCGAGCCGTCATCGGCATGGATGGAAAGCAGAGCGAAGTTGGAGAGTCCAATGGTCGAAGCGGAAAGTCGCTCATCGGCGAGCTGATGCGTCAAGTGATGCCTATCGTCTACATACCAGGAAAGAAGCCCGACATCTTCAACGACTCATTCGTTTGGAACGACATCGACGAAAAAACGCGTCTGGTTTTTATCGACGACGTACTGCAGAACTTCAACTTTGAATTTCTGTTTCCAAACCTGACCGGCGACTGGACGGTCAACAAGAAGGGAGGAAGCCGCATTACCTACCCCTTTGCCAAATCCCCCAAGATATACATCGCTACCAACCATGCCATTCGGGGTACAGGATCCAGCTTTACCGACAGACAATGGCTGATAGCCTTCTCAGACTTCTACAACGACACGCACAAGCCGCTGGACGACTTCGGCGTGCTATTCTTCAGTGAATGGGATTACACACAATGGAACCACTGCTGGAATTTGTTGGCCAACTGTATCCAGCTCTACTTGAAATACGGTGTGGTACAAGCTCCGGGAGAACGTCTCGAGCAGCGAAAGCTGCGTCAGGAAATTGGAGAAACACTCATTTCCTGGGCCGATGAATACTTCAGCAATGAACAAAATATCAATCGCAGGACGCCGCGTAAGGAGATGTATGACGCTCTGATCACTTACGACCCTGCTCAGCGCAAGTACATACTACCGACTGCATTCAAGAAGAAATTGGTGCTGTATTGCAAGTGGAAAGGATATATCTTCAATCCACAGAAATACGATAAGAAGAGCGGCCTTCCCCTATTCCTGGACAAAGACGGGAAACCTGTCATTGACGACAAGAGCGGAGGGGTGGAATACTTCACTATTGGAACGCCGGACTGCACTAACCCTGCAGAAGCCACAGATCCAATGGGACTGCCAGTAGATAATGACGGTAAACTTGACTTTTAATCATACGACCATGACAGATACACACGAAGAAATCATCCGAAGGCTCCTCCCGCTCCAGGAGAAGAACCACAGCCGGTTCATGGCATTCTACAATCAAGTATGCGCCTTATGCGAAGAATTGCCTGAAGGCCAATCTTTCCGTATATCGGATAAATGCAACGAAAAAAGCAAGAGTTTATTCCGAGACATCGTAGCCTTATGCATTATGGAAGAACCTTATGACATCAGCAAGGGCGAATTGGAATTGTCGGATGACGGAGAAACTGTAAGAAGGACCATCGGATTCAGATCATCTAAGAAACCTATCAATTTCATCCGGAAGAGATAGAACGCCCCAATTTATTTCACTGTAAAGATACTAATTTTCAACGAAATACGCAATATATTATGATAAAAAAAGAACTGAAAATTCATGTAGTTGTATCGTCTGATCCGACAGAGCGCAAGCGCATGTTAGCGCAGCTGGCTGTTCGTATGGGGTTCGCCCGCATTCCATCAGATGCAGTCAAGTTGATGGCATCTGACATCTATAGCGTCGATTTACAGCTCGCATACTTCGTTTTATGCCCGGAATACAATTTCAGAGGAGCCACTCTAACGAACCAACGACTCTACGAAATGGCCGCACGGGGCATCTTTGTCGGCGTCGGCGTGAAAAGCATTCCTCGCGAATATGAATTCATCTGCTGCAGCTATTATCCGGAAGACTTTCGGTAGCAAGAGTATTCTTGTACACATACTTCGAGAGTATTCTATCTGTCATCGGCCGGCGCATATGCGTTGGCCGATGACACGTATTGGACCCTTTCCCCTTTACCCCTAACCATCAGAGAAGCCGAATAGGACAAACGTGCAAGGGGCTCGAAGTCACGAGCCGGGGGTATATATATTATTCTTTTTTTTCTTCTATATGAATGACCCCATTAAAAACGTAAAAAAAATCGTGCAATCGTGCAAGGTATTACAAATGTAATATTATAAGTTTGAAAATCAAATCATTATAAACGCACAATTTTTGCACAGAACGTGCACAATTCGTGCACGATTTGCACAAATTGACAAATATCGTCGAAAAGTACGCAAACGAAAGAAATCGTGCAAGAAAGTACACATTCTGTACGCCTGTAATATCAAGAAAGTCAGCATATTAAAAATTTAAAACCGTACTAACGTACGATTGCACGATTTTATACCAACCATGTAGCAAGGTTCAGAATGAACTTTGAACGCATGTACATTATTTTGTAGACCGATTTCGTTTGATATCTACATAACTTTCACTATATTTGTATGTATTTCAATAATTTACAAGATGATAACCACACGCATTCAAATCCCCGAACATCTGCGCGAATACATCTCCGCCAAATGTGAGAGCGAGCAAGGTCAGGCCATTCGTATACCGGACAAGCTGGACCTATACCACTTCATTTACGACCTGCTCGAAAAAAGACCTGTTGACCATCCTGTGGATCATGGTAATCTCGAAATCATATTACCCGAACGAAGCATCGGAAAGCGGCCAGAAAGTTATAACTACCTTGGCATCCGGTCGCAGCGCATCATCGCCAAGAAAATTGAAACGATGATGTGGTCTGAAGTGCATGACCTGCTTGATACGATGAAGCATCGGGAAGGAATCGACTATAAGGATGCCGTCCATCTGTTCATCTGCAAGTACCGAATCGAGAGCTTGACGGAAGACGCATTCCTGAAGAACTACTACCGTTGGCGGGGAACTGTGCGTCGGCGTGAAAAGCGAAAGTATTCGCGAAAATAATTCATACAGCAAGTGTACTGATTTGTCCGTTTTTGGAACGAAAAATGCGAAAAAGTGCATCAAAAATGTTAAATATTTATTTATCAGATTGTTATGAATAACATAGGAGGAATTATAAAATGCGAAATTTGTCCGATTGAAAAAGTTGAGACCTTTTCTAATTCTGAGACAAAGGTCGTCATCCAGTCGAAAGATGGGGAAATATTGTGGACAGAATTACCCATCAACCGGAAAAATACGACATGTTCTGCCACTCCCGAGAACTCAGATGCTGGAATTTTGTACCAGCATACATGTAATGCATTGCTACCCACGCCATTAGTAGACACAATCCTGATTGATGTATTATATAAGTGCGCTAAGTACGGTTGTTTGATACGATACACAGACGCTAATGGCAAGACACGCATTCTCGGAACTAAAGATTATCCTCTTCTTGGTACAGTGGAGGAAACTCCAGGTAGCGACGTCACTGATTTAGCTGGTTATCAACTTCAGTTATCCTCTTCCTCTTTAACGCCAGCCCTTCAATTATCAGAGGTGTAGCGTCCTTCTACACCTAACCTATCGTTTGTATCATTGCACCAAAATAATGTGCAATGGGAAAACGGATTGTATTATCAGACTCAAATTTGAACCGATACGGCTATCGGGTTCTGACGGATGGCATCGATTTGGAAGCCTTCAAAAAGAATCCGATACTGCTGTATATGCATTTTCGCGACGAAGGAACTCCATTATGGGGTAACTACAAAGCCATTGGCCATTGGAAAGACATACGTGTAGAGGACGGTGTTCTGTCTGCAGAACCGGTTTTTGACGAGGTGGATGAGCTGTCACGGACGGTTGCCGCCAAATATAATGCCGGAACATATAATGCAGCCAGCATAGGCATCCGAATTCTTGCCACATCCGGAGAGAAAGAGTATTTGGTACCCGGTCAGACTCGAGAGACCGTAATCAAATGCGACTTGATGGAGGCCAGCATCGTGGACGTACCTGCCAATGCCAATGCAGTCCGATTGTATGACCGCTCCACCTCTGTATGTCTGGCAGCAGGGATGGAGAATAATGTCGTGCCAGAGCTCAAACAACTAACATCTCAGATCATGAATTTCAAAACGAAATGGAAATCTGTCCTCGCCTTTCTGAAGATTGGAGAGGATAAGGCCGATGTGACTGCCATCACAGATGAGCAGCTGGATTCTCTTGATGCCGAGTTGTCTCGCCTGCAGGGAGAGAATGCACAGCTGAAGGCCGACAAGGAGAAGGCGGATGGAGAACTCTCTTCGACCACCAATGAAGTGACCACACTGAAATCCGATCTTCAGAAGAAAGACGGCGAAATCAGTACTCTCAAGACAGACCTTCAGAAGAAGGATGATGAGATCAAGCAACTGAAGGAACAGGTTGAGAATTTGAAGCAAGGGCCCGCCGGAAATGACGGACATCTGACACCCAAGTCTGAACCAGGTTCTGAAGATACAGACACTCTCGCAGCGTATGGTGATGCCCATGCCGGAGATTATGAGGCTATCACTGCCAAGCTGAAAGAAGAAGGTCTTATTTAACCCATAAACTACGAAAGAAAATGGCAACACCCAAATTGATTGACGTCAGCAAGCTCAATGAAGCGATGACGATTTATGACAAGACCTTGCGTACATTGCCTTATGCCACGTTGAAAGATGTGGCTGCAATACTTCGTCTGAACCTGATGGACTTGCAGGGAAAGCATGTACGAATCAACGAACGTCGCCATGCCGGTGGTACCCAATCCTATAAGGTAGGTAAGGACTTCAGCATGGTCGAAAAACTACTCACCTTTGAGCCTTCGGCCATTGAACCCAAGGATGTAGTGTGCATCACCAAGGAAAACAGTCAGGTGTATAATGACAATGAATTGCTTGTCATTGGTGGCACACCTGTAAGCAACATCAACAAACGACATCCATTGGAAACCCGTGTAGCTTTTACGCTGGTGAGGAATCATGCCGAAGATGTAGTATATGCCATGTTCCATTCCGAGCGTGACGAAGAAAGCAAATCACCGAACGGAGCATTCGACGGTTTCTATACGAAAACGGATATGCTTATGGCATCCGGTGACATCAATGCAGCCCGCGGAAACTTCTCTGTCAGTGGTGAATTCACCATGCCGACCAGTGAAACCGATTATTCCGCCTATGAGAATCTGGTAGAATGGATTGGTAATACGCACACTTATCTTCGTAGCAGTATCGGTGGAGCCCCACAGCTTTTGTGTGCCAATACCGTACTGCTCGCTGCACGTGCCGCCCTCCGAAACAAGTTGAGGATGCAGGAATATCCATCTATGCAGCGTACGATAGAATTGTTGCGTGAAGACGCCATGTGTCCATCTTTGATTGTATCGACCCACGAAGCTCTTGGTCGTGGGAGCCGCCTGATTTTGCAAAAAGTAGGCAACATGGACTTGGCATTCAACACACAAGCTGCTGCCCGATTCTGTCAGATCCGCGATATTTACGAAGATCCGAACGAGTGGCAGTTCTGGCTGCAAAGTGGTTACGACACCCGTATCAACGACTGGCATGAGAAGGTGTTCTGCACGAATGAGCAGAAGAATGAAGGCCTTGACTTGGCCGGTGACTATTGCAAGACGGGTGCCGTCAGTGTGACCATCACAGGCGATGACGGAAAAGGCTTGTGGAATATCCAAGGGAAAGCGGCCAAACGTGCAAGCGGCCAGTACATCAATGGACTGGCGCCTGGCACTTACACGGTTGAATTTTCAGACGTTGAAGGCAAGACCAAACCCAGCAACATTGCCAGTGTAGAGGTGCAGGCCGGTGAAGTGACGACGAAAGAAGCCGCTTACACGCCTGCCGGTTAATTTTGTTGAACCCTAAAAAATGAGTGATATGAGAAATAAGAAGTTGTATATTGGACTGGCTATCGCATTCATTGCGGTAATGGCAGTTTATCTGTGCGGTTTCACAGAATGTAATGAATCCACTTTGCTTATGGCTGTAGGACCTGCTTTCGCACCCTTGAAATGGCCGGTAGGTCGTAACAACATGGGCGGATTCAAAGGATATCTGCTCTTCGTTCCGGCCGATGCTGCGTCTCAGGTACCGACGGTGCCCGAATGGAGCGAAGCAACCAATAATGAGAATCTGGTGTCTGCTGCCGGATCTTTCGCTTTCCCGGAAGATGGAACCATCGAAGCTCCGATATATCTCTACAATACGGATGCTAAAGTCGGGTACACCGCGGAAGCCCAGGGCGAAGTGGACGGTATATCCTACAAGCAGACTTTAACAGGTTTTTTCCCGGGAAACATGAAAGAGGCACATGCCTTCGCTGCTTTGGTTAAGAACACTCCAGGTTACTATGTGTTTGAGGATACAGACGGCCAGCAAATGATTATTGGACAGCCGGGTATGCCTGCTGCCACTTCGGTTTCATTCAATGGCGGACAGGCTCGGGCCGATCTTCGTGGACATACTTTCACCATCACGGCCGACAGTAATTATAGTGCCATCTTCTTGGAGACGCCGATTGACATCGAAAAAGTAAAGGATGGCAGCTGGACATCAGGGGGAGTAGAAGAATGATATGAAACGTAAAGAACAACTGTTTAACTGGTTAGCCGACCGTCAGCGAAAATATGCTGACGGTATGGTTCTGTTTCGTCTGTTGGCCAACGACAGCATGAAGCAACGTTATGGTACTTTTCTGGAACGTGGAGAGGACGGCGTAACACACCCTTTTGACCCACGTTTTACACAGCTTGTAAACTGCTTGTCGAAAATTGCGCAGAACATTCGAGCCGAAATTGTCATTGCAGCAGCTGAGGAGGAAATTGATGTGCGCCAGGTATCGGTTTCTGATGCCGAAAAGCAGGTAGAGTTGAAGAAGCGAAACGACCGCATTCAGGAACTCGATGATCTGAACGAAGACCTACAGACCCGCATCGGTTATCTGGAAGATGGAAATGAAGAACATGCCGACGAAATCGAGGATTTGAAGAAGCAGGTGGAAAGCAACTTCGAGGAAATCAACCAGCTCCGAAAGGAAGTGGATGCGCTCAATATGCCCGGTGTAAAGGTAGTCACTGAGGAAACGTTGCCGAAAAAACTGCAGAAGGCTTATGATCGTATCAAGGAGATTGCGCCGCTGTATGCCAGCCTGCACAATGATTTGACCAATACTGAACTGTCGGACGAAGAACGTAAGAAGCTGGCCGACCAACTTTGTGAACTCGATGATGAGCGTCGCAAGCTGTGGCGGTCTATCGACCAGTGGGCTGAAGGAAAGGCATCGTTGGATTTGAGCGAGAAACGACCTGAATACAGTGACAATGCCGTCGTGCGAGGTTACGAGATGGCTCGTCAAATCAAGCGTCTGAAGGAGAATATCCGCAATAGCCAGACAGCAGCTGAAAAGGCACAGGCCGATGGCAGGCAGAATGTCTATGAGAACGCCATGAAGCGCATCCAGCGCTACGAGGCCGAACTGAAGGAACTGGAAGAAGAAGTACAGCAAGAGAGTGAAAAGGTTCAATGAACTGTTTCAAAATGCGCTGTGCCCCGGCCAATGCAGGCCGTTTATGCACAAAGGCGAGTGGGCAATACATGAGGTATTGCCCTCTCTCTTATGTGCCATTGGGGAAGCTGATGTGCGGATAGCAACCTTCAGTGTGTCGGAGGACAGCCTGCGGCCTCTCTTCTTCCTGACCGATGAAGCCAGGATACATAACCTTACGCTGCTGCTCGATCATACCGTGAAACGGCATAAGCTCGACCTGTTGCTGTTCGCGGCCAATATCACTCCCGATATTCGTATCGATGCCTGTCATGCCAAGCTGCTGCTGGTCGAAAACAAGCAGTACCGGTTCGGCATCTGCGGATCTGCCAACCTCAATCAGAACCACCGATGGGAAGCCGGTTTCTGGTTTACCGCCGGTGACAGCTACGACTATTTTTCTGCAACCTTTAACCAGGCCTACGCCGACGCTCTGCCCTATGAAACTCTCCGATGAACAGCTGCAGCAAGTCGAAGAGATGGCGGCCGCTCTGTTGCCGCCCTCAGAAATTGCTATTCTGATAAGGATTGACGCTGATCAGCGCGACCTGTTCTGCGAAATCTGCAAGAGCCACACCGCCAGCGACATCTATACGGCCTACCATCGTGGCCGGCTTCAGACCAAGTACGAGCTTCGCAAAACCGTCATCAAGCTGGCCAAGGCAGGCAGTCCGGCAGCCGAACCGCTGGCCGACAAGTATATGAAGGAACAAAACATTCAGGAATAATGAAAGAAGACACCACCTACGACCGCATCGAGCGAAGTCTGTTCAAGGACCAGGAGGAAGCCGCCCGCACGCTATCCGCCAGAGAACTGGAGATAAAGCGACGGATGATGCTCTGTGTATCTAAGAAGATGGAAGATCCTCTCATTGAAGACGCAAATATGGTTACTTTTCTCATGGCCGGATGTGCCGGACAGGCCGAACGCGTAAGCAAAAGCCAGGCTTATCGCGACATCGCCATGATGAACAGACTGGTCGGAAATATCCAGCTCGCCGCCAAGTCGTGGTACCGCTACATGATTGTAGAGGGTGCGAAGAAAGCCTACGATGTGGCTATCAAGAACAACGATGCCAAGGGAGCAGCTGCTGCTCTGGACAAAATAGGAAAGTACACCCGCTGCGATAAGGAAGACGACGCTTTTGATTACTCGCAGATGATACCGCCGTCGTTTGAACCGAGTGACGACGTCACACTGGTTGACGGCCTCGAACCTGTTGATAATGTGGAAGAAAAGCGTCGTCAGTTAAGGGCCTACTTCAAGGGTCAGGCGGAGGATGCGAAGATAATGAAGAATGCGGAATGAAGAATGAAGAATGAAGAATTTGTAGCCCCTTCGGCCCAGGAGCTTCGGATGAAGCAGGCGAATGTCGTGCGCAAGTATTTCAACAAGATGCAGCGGCAGGCGATGGCCATCGGTGCGCACGATGAGTATATCATCGCCGCACGCGGTACCGGAAAGTCTGAAGGAATTGACGCACGGTTCATCCTGCGCAACGTCTGGGAGATGCCCGGCTCGCTGGGTGCCCTGATATCGCCGTCGTATGCCAAGGCCTGGGGCAACACCTTGCCCGCCATCTGCAAGGCGTTGGCCGAATGGGGCTATCTGGAGGGCGTGCATTACGTTGTCGGCCACCGAGCCCCGGCGTCGATGGGATTCCGCCTACCTGTCCGTCCCCTGATGCGGGAGGGCTGGAACAATGCCTTCCACTTCTGGAACGGCACCGTCATGGTGGTACTCTCGTTCAACCAGGGCATGTCGGCCAACTCCATGTCCATCGACTGGGTCATCGGACCGGAAGCCAAGTTTCTCAGCTACGAGAAAATCAAGAGCGAGGTCAACCCGGCCAACCGAGGCAATCGCCAGTACTTCGGCCACTGCCCGCACCATCATAGCGTCTGCTACAGCACCGACATGCCCACTGCGGCCATGGGGCGCTGGATTCTCGACAAGCGCGAGGAGATGAATACCGACCACATCAACCTCATCCGTACCCTGTACAAGCAGCTGCAGGAGTACAAGCGCAAGCCGCTGACCGAGCATGTGCAGCGGCAGATCCGCGAGCTGCGGCGCGACCTTGACATCGCCCGCCGCTACCAGCCGCCGGTGCATCCTGCCCCCGGGAAGACCCGTGAATATACCGTGTTCTACGGCGAGTATGATGTGTTCGACAACCTCGAAGTGTTGGGCGAGGACTACATCTGGCAGATGTACCGCGACTCACCGCCGCTGGTGTGGCGCACCGCCTTCCTTAACGAGCGGCTCTACCGGGTGGAGAATGGCTTCTATTCGGCCTTGGACGAAAAGGTGCATTTCTACACCCCGACGGACAGCGGACGCCTCCAAGCCTTGGGTGCCGACTGGAAGCGGCTCACCGCCAGCGGCTGCTTAGGCGACGGAGACCTTGATTTCGATGCGCCCCTGCATCTGGCGTTCGACTCCAACGCCTCCATCAGCACGTGCTGCGTCGGCCAGAAGGATGGCGGGACGATGCGTGTGCTGAAATCGTTCTACGTCAAGACCCCCGGCAAGCTGCAAGACCTGGTGAAGCAGGTGGCCGACTACTACCGCCCCAAGCTGAAGCACGAGGTCGTGGTGTACTACGACCACACTTTCACGTGGGAGACTGGTGCCAGCAACGAGAGCTACGCCGACATCATCCGCCGCGTCTTCGAAGAAAACGGATACACCGTCCAGATGGTGTATGTAGGACCGGCACCCCGCCACGACTGGAAGCACCTGAACATCGACCGCTCGCTGAAGGGCGACCCCGACTTACTGCTCATCCGCATCAACCTCTACAACAACGAATTCCTTAAGATAGCCCTGGAACAGACCGGCGTCCGTCAGGGAAAGAACGGTTTCGAGAAGGACAAGACGCCCGAAGGTACGCCGGACACCCCCGACACGCCAGACGAATACAAGACACATATCACCGATGCCTTCGATACCCTCTGGCTGGGAATGAACTTCTTCTTTACCGAGCCGGGAATGGTGGCTGGGGGAGCGTTCTTCCTGAAATAACATCCCCTCCGTGGTTGAAGGAACGGAAATCAGACATCACCGATATGGGGCCCCCTTCGTTTGCGAGTTTACGAGCAAACGAAGGGGGCGCCCTTGCGGGCCCCTCCTTACAAAATACCTTCATCGCTGAAACTATAATAGCGGTTATGTCCGATTATTACATGGTCGTGCAGGTGAATGCTGAAAATTTCCGCAGCCTTTCGGATTGCTTCCGTTATTCTGCGGTCGTCCGTGCTGGGCTGTACATTCCCGCTCGGATGATTGTGCACGACAATAAATGCGGTAGCTGCCACTTCCACCAACTTGCGCATGATTAAGCGTATATCTACGGGAGTGTTGCAGATACCTCCCATCGTGGCGCGGATGGTGTCTATTACCCGCCCCGCCTGATTTAACGGCATGACCCAAAATTCCTCGTTATCGAGGTCGCCCACAAGCGGCTGCATGATGTCGAAAACATCTTTGCTGTTGCGTATTGCTTTCCGATTGTCACGTGCTGCATTGCGCCTCTTGTATAGTTCTACGGCTGCCATCGCTATCCGCCTGCGGTGTGGCGTCAGGCTGTTGAATAACCGCTCCAACCGATATTCTCCCATCCACTGCTCCGACACTGCGGGCCTGTTTGTCAGCTCACTTATCAATTCATTGTCTGTCACTTCTCGCATATCGTCAAATAAGGAAAGCTGTATTCCTCCGTTTTTCTTTACTTTCTTCATGGCTCAAAAATTAATTGTTACCTAAAATCGTTTTCCCCAGGAAATAACCACCCAGAACTTCCGCTCCCATCTTTTCGAGAGCGCACGCAAAGCGGGCGTAGCTGTGGCCTTGGGTCAGTACGTCGTCAAAAACCAAACACTGCTTTCCCTTGAAAAAATCCTTGTCGAAATTGATGATTTCGGCTTCCCGTACCACCTTGCGGCCTTTCGCCTCGTGTATGGCCAAACGGCCTCCCTCGATGGTGATTGCATTGTAGGCATTTTGACAGCCCGTCAGCCTCGCCACTTCTTCGGCAAAAACCTTGTAACGGGCTTCGTTTTTCTCGCCGCTGCTGGCTGGGATACATACCAGCGTCAAGTTTTCGACGCCTGCACCAAACTGCTCCCGCATTTTCTTTGCCACCAGTTCGGCCACCTTGACACTCCGCTTTCCGTCCTTGAAGTCCCATATCATACGGCGGACAGCCCACTCTCTTTTGCTTGCCTCGTAATGTGTTGGGAGGTAGTCGAAAAACGTAACCATAAATTTAGACCACTGCTTTTTCCAATCTTCGGGGATGATAAATTTTCTTGTTGACATAGTTGTAAATATTTAGAAATTTGAATTTATTCTTGAACCTTGAGCCGTGGGTGTGAGCCTTTTGTTTCTCGTTTTCCCTGAACGACTTTTTTTTTATTCCGTCGCCTGTCGCGCGCGGTATGTTTCGCCTTTTTTACGCTGCGTCAAAAGGTGTTGTAAGGAGCAAGAGCAAGTTTTCTTCCAAAACCGGAAGCCTGAATACGACCCGAAGGGTGGAGATTTTTTGGAGAACCATAGCCCGAACTTGAGCCAGTGACGTCAACATTTACCTTTGCAGCACAAAAAAGCGAATGCCGTGTGCCAGGTGAATGGATAAACAGGAGTGAAGGATGTAGAAAACGAGTGGAAGACAGAAGCGCCGAGCTTACCGCTCTGCCTTGTCGATGCCATCCTTGTGCAGATAAAGCGCAGCCTGTACAACGATGGGGATTGACAGGGTGGAATATCCGGTCACGGCATCATCCGAAGCGGTGACCCCTGCGTGGACGCTCTGAACAGTACAGAAAGGTCACTTTCTACCTCGTAACGCGAAAAATCCGTGCGGATAAGTGTAACTATTCGGCACGGATTTTTCGCGCGCCGACCTTTCCCACAGAGGAATATGTAAAAATCAGAGTACCAAAAAGAAAAGGGCTCAACAAGGGAAATTTTTCCCTTGTTTCTACGAAGCGACCCCGCACCGCCCTGCGAAGAAGGCTCGAATGAAAGTGTTAATTTCTGTGTTATATGCTGCTACCCCCGCCCTCATCGGCATCGACCCGTGAGGGTCACCGCTGTCCTTTCGTACGAAACTTTTGGCTGCTACATTCGCAGCATGGAAAAGAGAATACATCAACGACAGCTTCGGGAGATCATGGAGCGAAGATTGAACGGACGACTGGCCGAGTTCAGCCTGCAATACTGCAAGCGCAGCACGGGCGAACTGGTGGATTATCCGCGCGCCGTGCTCACCTCGTGGCATAGCGACGGAAGCACCGTGAACGTTTTGCCTGCCGGAGAGACATCCCCTCGGAAAATACGCCGGTGTCTGATTACAAGGATTAATGGATTGAAAGTCTATTTCTAAATGAAGAATGAGGAATGAAGAGTGAAGAATTAAACGAACTCATCGGGCAAGGCTATACGCCATACGCCGTGATGAAAGGAGCCAAGAGCCTGGTGAAGCTGAGTGACAACCGTGACATCGTGACTGACCGGGAGGAGAACGGCATCGAAGTAGTACCAAAAGGAGAGAAGAACCCCATCAAGTTCATGCCTCGTGGCCATACCAACAACATGCCTTACTTGGTGATGAAGCGCATCGGTACCAACGTGACCGTCGGATCGAACGTGGAGTTCAAGACCAAGGTCATCTATGGGGACGGGCTGCTGGTATATCGCATGAACCGTGATGAACAGGGGAACATTCAGAAGAAGGAAGTGCTGCCGGACGAGGAGCCCGAGATATTCGACTTCCTTCGGATGAACAACTACAACCACATCCGTATGGAGATAGCCAACGACCTGGCCATCTTCTACGACAGCTATGTGGAGTACATCTTCAACCGTGACGACAATCCGAAGATTGTTCAGATCAAATCGAAGGAAGCCACCTGCTCACGCATCAGTGAGATTGACGAGAAGACCGGGAAGAGCGAGTGGCACGGATACAGCGCCGAGTGGCACAAGGGTACGCCCACCGACCTGATAGCTACACCGCTGCTTGACAGACAGGCTCCTTTGCGCGACCTGATGACCCGCATGGGCAAGCTGCCCAATGACAACGGGCTGAAGGTGGTCGGAAAGCAGCGGCGGTTCATCCACAATATCCAGATGAATACGCCCGGCCGTTTCTACTACGGGCGGCCATACTGGTGGAGCATCTTTGCCAGCGGCTGGTATGACTTCTCCAGCGCGATACCGGTGCTGAAGAAATCGCTCATCAAGAACCAGATGTCGCTCCGGTACCTGGTCTATATCAAGGATACCTTCTGGACCGAGCTGTACGCCAAGCATAAGGCGGTGGACGAAAAGAAGCAGGTCGAACTTCGGGAAGCCTTCCTGAAGGAGATGAACGACTACCTGACAGGGGAAGAGAACGCCGGGAAGAGCTTCGTCAGCCACTTCCGCTACGACCGTGTGAAGGGGACGGAAGACAAGGATATCATCATCACCCCGCTGCAGTCGGCGCCGGACGGCGGAGAGTATATCGAGGACTCGGAGGAGACCAGCAACACCCTGAGCTACGGCATGGGGGTGCACCCCAGCATCATCGGCTCCAGCCCCGGAAAGAACAAGAGCATCAACGGCACGGAGGCCCGCGAACTCTTCATCATCACCCAGGCCTTGAACAAGACATTCCAGGATGCAACCTTGGAACCGCTCTATGTGGTGAAGGAACTGAACGGCTGGCCGAAGGATATCTATTTCAGCGTGACCAACTGCCAGCTCACAACCCTCGACAAGGGCACGGGAGCGGTGAAGAATACAGGAATCAAGCCGGAGAATGAAGAATGAGAAAGCTATGAGCTACGAGCTATGAGCTACGAGTGACAGGCTACGAGCTACTAGTGAATGAAACAGCAAAAACGAATGCTTATGAACTTGTTGATTACAGACATCGAGCAGTTGCGGGAGACGGTGAAGATGAATGCCGTCGTCCCTTATGAATCCGTCCGTCCATTTATCCAGGACGCGACCGACATCTATATCGAGCCGAACATCGGGGCGGCTACGCTGGCCAAGGCTGAAGCCGACGATACCCTGAAGGAAAAGATCTGCCGCGCACTCGGCCCGCTGGCCGTATCGCTGGCTACCGACGAACTGGGCATCCAGTATGGCGATGCAGGCATCACCGTGCAGAACAAGCAGGGAGAGCGTTCACCGGCCAGCGACGCCAAGATAGCTGCGGCCAAGGCTAATCTCTACTACCGTGGCATGCAGGCTCTCGACCGGCTGCTGACCTATCTGGCCGCCCATGCCGATGAATACCCCGAGTATGGAGAGTACCAGGCACAGGTGACGCCCGGCGGTTGCCTGATACGCAGTGCCCGCCAGTACCAGGACGAGGGGCTGGTAGGTATCGACTACTCCACCTTGAGCTACCGGGCCATGCTGCCCGTGCTGCTCCAGCTGCAGGTGCGCAATGTCTCCGAAATGCTGGGCGAGAAGCTGTACACCCGTGTAATCAGCGGCGAACCCGATGATCTGCGCCTGCTGTGCGTGCGCTACATGACGGCCAAGTGTGCCGAACTGCATACCTCGCAGACCGGACGCGAGCAGCGGCTGAACGGGAACCAGCCGGAGTTTGCCCCCATCATCCGACCCATCTATGAAGACCAGACGCAGACCGGGAACTACTACGCCTCGCAGGCCGCCTACTACGCCGGGAAGATTGACGCCTGGATAGGCGAGCATCCCGACGAAACGGGCGAAGCGACCGACAGCGGTGTGCTGAACTGGAACGGGAAGGACAAAAAGATATTCACCTCTATCAGCTGAACCATGCATACCATCCAAATCAACGACGACACCTTTCAAGTACCGTCCTGCTGGGACGAACTGACCCCGAAGCAACTGGAGTACCTGGCACGTATCTCGCAAGGCAACCAGCCTGTTGAGCAACTGAAGATCCTGATGCTGCTCTACTGCCTGGGCGCCCGGATGAAGCGCCCGCCCAAGCTGCGGGGCGTCAAGCCCGACACGGTGGTGGGCCGCCAGTCTGACCGTTACGCCGTGCGTATCCGGCGGAAGGTCTATCGGCTGTCGGCCGATGAAGTGCTCTGCATGGCCGACCTCTTCGGCTGGCTACTTCGGTTGGTCAAGGGCAAGTATCAGAACACCTATTGCATCGGCCCCATGCTGGCCGTGAACCCATATCCACGCCTGCGCATCCGCCTCCGCCGATTCACCGGGCCGGATGAATGCTTCTTTGACAGCACCTTCGAGCAGTACATGTACTTGCAGACCTATCTGGACGCGGCGGCTGCCGACCCGCAGAAGCTGGAGTATGCCCTGGCCTGCCTGTGGCATACAGGACGGTCGTTTGATGTCGACCGCCTGGAGCGCGACGCCCGCCGTCTGCGCCGCCTGCCGGCCACCCGGAAGATGGTGATGTACTGGTTCATTCTGGGCAGCATGGAATACTGGGCCGCCAGCTACCCCCGCGTGTTCGGCGGCAGTGGCGGCGGAAAGATCGTCGGCAACGTCTTCGACGGCCAGCTCCGCCTGCTCGACTCGCTGGCCCAGCACGACATGACCAAGAAAGACAGCGTGCGCAAGGGGCTGTTCGTCGATGCCCTGTATTCGATGGACGAGCAGCTGCGCATTCAGGAGGAGATGAAGGAAAAGATGAAATGACCGGCTGTAACTGGCGAAAAGCTCTGGCGGAACCTTGAAAAGTTCCGCCTTTCTTTTTGTTCTATCAAAAACTATTAATATCTTCGCCGATGTTAATTGTAAATATATAATATTATGGACGAATTAGTATTAGCCATTTGGCTTGGTGCAATACTTGAATTGGTATTGCTTATTTGTTTCTTTGTTTTGTGTTCTAATGTATCAAAGATTAAGAAAGCAGTCTCTCCGGGCGGTGATCCTCCTACATCGTATACAAAATTTGCGATGTATTTGGCTTCGGGTGATAAGGAGAAAGCAAAATTGGAATTAATGAATATGATTTTGGCGGAATACCTTGTGCAAGAAAACATTAACCGGAACCCTGAACTATTGAAGAACGTTTTGTCGCGCTATGATAAGGCGATGAAAGAGGTAGGACTTGTGATTGACCCTCAAAAAGCTTTCGAAACAAAGAATTTATTCAGATAACTTATGAAAAAGATTTTTTATATGGTGCTGCTAACATTTATTTTTATGTCATGCAGCACAGCGAAGATGTTGCCACCTGAACAATACTCAGCGTGCATCGACTATGGATATTTATCCCAGAGAGGTATTTTTTTAACCGAGTCTAATTCGGTTAACTTTGATTATGAGCCGCTTGGTAGCTTATATATTGAGTGCAAGGGTGGATGGGTAAAAAATGACAAAGGTAATTCGAACAATACTGTCGAAGATATTTATTTAAATAAGAAAGCGAAATATATATATCAGCCTGCTACGGTTGAAGATGCTTTTGATATGGCTCTCGGTGAATTGAAGCGTATTCGAGGAAATGGAATTATTAATCTGAAGATAAGCACCATAAGCGAGTATGTACCGGTTTATCTGGTAACGGTAAACAAAATAATTATAACAGGTATGTGCATACGCAAATAAGATGGTATGCCAGAATGTATAAGCGGGAGCAAAAAACTCCCGCTTTTTTATTGCCCATCCAAAAACAATCCCTATATTTGCAGTGCTTTCCATTTGATACAGGCGACGGATGTTCGCCAACCCTTGCCGGATTGGCCTTTTTTATGGCCTTTTGGCAACACATATAGTACCGACCCCCGTGCGGAGCGTTAATGCGCCCGCTGCCTGTATCAGGTGGAAAGCAACGGGAAAGCGGTACTTTCTTTTTTAAGGCAAGTTCCCTTGATTTTTTGGACACGAAGGTCCGCTTTCCCGTCTATATATTAACCCTATTGTTTCATTTTAAATGCTTTCCAAAATGAAAAAAGAACTGACCCTCGGCACGCCCGCCGTGCCTGGTAACGAAATTGATTTCGTCACCAAAACCCGTGAACAACTCAACAAGGAACTGCCCGCCGATTGTCAAATCGAGAGCACGCAGGGTGCCTGGTATCTGGGCGCCATCGGCGCGCTGACCGTGACCTTTATCTTCCCGCCCGCCGTGCTGGCGCTGGCGTATTGTGTCATCAAGGCGAAGAAGGGAGGCCGGAGATGAGCGATACCACCGTAAACCTGACTCCAGAGGTTGTGGAAACCATCTACGACCTGCAGACACAAGAGTATGCTTCGCTGCACGTCGATACGCTGCAACGAGTGCTGACTGGCATCATCCGTAACGACATGGGCAGCGACGAAGAGCGTCTGAAGCTGGCCGGAGAAGTGCTTTATCTGCAAGACACCATGCGCTGCTTCATCCTTAACGAGAAAGGAGGCGCCCAATGACCCGCCTCGAAGCCCTGAACCTGTTGACCGTTCTCACCTCTGCCACTGCCTCGGAAGAGGAGAAACGAATTGCCGCCCTGCGGCTGAAAGAACTGATTTGTCTGCTGTTGCCGGACGAATGACCCACGTTGATAGAATGTCCTTTATAGCCCGCCCTGTGCGGGCTATTTTTGTGTCCGTAACCAAACTTCTGTGCCGTTATGGAATACAACCACTTCATCTATTGCGAGCGACTGGCTCGGCATCTGAAGGCCGTCGCCCACACCGATTCCCGCCCCCGGTTCTTCACCGCTTTCGGGCTGGAAGACCTCTACAATTTTGAAGACCGTCTGTCAGGCGTCACCGGCACGGTGATGATCGCCGTGGACGGGCAGGAAAGCGAGTCGGCCGGTAACGGAGCCGACGCCCTGAGCGACAACGACACCTACTGCATCATCCTGGCCCGCAACACCCAGCGGGACAAACCGCAGAGCATCAACGAAGCCGTGGCCGCCTGCAAGCAGCTGGCCAAGCAGGTGAGGAACTTCCTGCTGGCCGACCCCGATTTGGCCTATACCCAAACCGTCGACCGAAACACGACGCTCAACGGAATCGGTCCCATCGGCGACGGCTTCTATGGTGTCGTGCTGACGTATCGCATCATCAGCTACAATTCCTTTATGGTTGAACCGGAATACTGGGAAGATTTTCTTAATTGAAGAATAAAGAATTATGGGACTGTATAAACGACTCAGCGAAAACCGGGAGGAACTCCGCCGCTACAATGCGGCCAAGCGACGGGCGGAACGTTTGGCCGGAGCTGACTCCAGCCGACTGATCCGCCTGGAAACCATCAGCGAAACCGAACGGTTTGAGATGGCCAAGGATGCGGACCGGTTGACAGCCTTCAACAAGGCTGTGGAAAGCTGGGCAGACCAGGTAACCCGCCAACTGCGGGCCACCGTCGCCTCGCACAGCCTTCGCATCGCCCGTGAACTCCACCCCAACCTGTACACCGACAAGTATGGGATTGTCAACCGTATCGGATTCAGCTTCCCCCGGCATGGAATTTACATCCATAAGGGTGCCGGTCGCGGGCAAGGTGGTTGGCTCGGTTCGAAATGGGAGAAAATCAAGCAGATCAATGGTGTTGAAGTCAGTACAGGCATTGTCAGGCATACTGATCCGGCGTCACTCGGAAAGCAGGACAGCGGTAACCGGCGGGCTTTCCGTTGGTTCGACCCCGTCGTCAAGAACCGCCTCGGTGAGCTGGAAAACATCGTCCTGGAATATTTCGACAGCATGATATTGGACGCAACACGCATTTACATCGAAAAGTGATATGGCAAACGATTTAAACCGAAGTATCAAGATTTATATTGACGGGAGCGAAGCACAGCAGGGCATCGCCAAGGTGGAAGCTGCCGTCCAGAAGCTGGAAGCCAAGTTGGCCAGCCTGAACAAAGGTGAAGCCGACTATGAGGCGAAGAGCAAGGAACTGCAGAAGGAACTGAATGCCAAGACCCGCACGCTGGAGACCTACCGCAAGAAGGTCGAAGAGACCGACCGTGTGCTGAAGAACCTCTCCGGCGCCACCTATCAGGAGCTGCTGGCCGTGCAGAAGCAGGTACGAAAGGACCTGCAGAATGCGGTACCCGGCACAGAGAAGTATAACGCTGCCTTGGAGCAGAACCGGCGTGTAACGCAGCAGGTGGCCGCCGCCCAGAAGGCCATGCGGGTGGAGGTCGGTTCGCAAGGAAATATGTGGCTTCGCGCCTCGAACTTCATTAACCAGTATCTCGGCATCATCGGTACCGTGATCGCTGCCGTCACCGGCCTCACGCTGAAGCTGAACCAGCTGCGGGAGGCGCGGAACAAGCGCGAGGAAGCCAAGGCCGACGTGCAGGCCCTGACCGGACTGGATGAAGAAAGCATCGCATGGCTGGAGCAGCAGGCCAAGCGTCTGTCCACCTCGATGGACGAGAACGGCATCCGCATCCGCCAGTCGGCCACGGAGATACTCGATGCCTACAAGCTGGTAGGTTCGGCCAAGCCCGAACTGCTGCAGGACAAGGAGGCATTGAACGACGTGACCAAGCAAACACTGATTCTGGCACAGGCCAGCGGTATGACGCTAAAGGATGCGGTGGATGCCGTCACTCTCTCGTTGAACCAGTTCGGAGAAGGTGCCGACCAGGCCGCCCGCTACGCCAACGTGATGGCCGCCGGTTCGAAGTACGGCTCCGCCGCGGTGGAGTCTGTCACCAAGGCGCTGCGGAACAGCGGTGTGGCCGCTGCGTCGGCAAACACCAGCATCGAGCAGACGGTGGGAATGATTGAGACCCTGGCCGAGAAGGGTATCAAGGACGAAGTGGCCGGTACCGGACTGAAGAAGTTCTTCCTCACCCTGCAGACGGGCGCCGACGAAACCAATCCGAAGATCGTCGGACTGGAGACGGCACTGGACAACCTGGCCGCCAAGCAGCTGAACGCAACCAAGATAAAGGAGATGTTCGGCGAGGAAGGCTACAACGTGGCCAGCGTGCTCATCAATGAAACGGAGAAGGTGAAGTATTACACGCAGGCAGTCACCGGTACCGGTGTCGCCATCGAGCAAGCCGGAATCAAGAGCCAGACAGCGGCTGCCAAGCTCGACCAGGCGAAAAACAAGATGCAGGAGATGGGCATCGCCTTGATGGAAAAGCTGAACCCCGGACTGGTGAGCGCAGCCAACGGCATTGTGAACTGGACGCAGAAGGGGGTCAAGCTGGTGGACTTTATCGTGCGGCACATCGGTGTGATTACAACGCTGACGGCTTCGATTGCTGCGTACTATGCAGGTGTCAAGATAGCCACTTTGTGGGAAACCAAGCTGAAGGACGCCAAACTGGCCACGCTCGCTGTTGACAAACTGCAGGCAGTTTGGAACAAGACTCTGTTGTCAGGAACCCTGCTGCTGTCATCGGCCAAGTATGCCTTGACCGGAAATATCAAGCTGGCTGCAGCAGCCTGGAAGCAGTTCTCTGCCTTGATATCGAAGAGCCCGCTCGGGTTGATTCTGTCAATCGTAACCGCTGTAGGCGTCGGATTGTACCAGCTGTCAAAGAGAAGCGACGAAGCAACGGACAGTTTGTCACGCATGAACGGCGAACTGATCAGCGAGCAGCATTCGCTGAATTCGCTGTTCGGAGCCTTGAAACGAACGGCTGTGGGGTCGCAGCAGCGGCGGGACCTCATTCAGCAGATTAACGACAAATATGGAACATACCTGCCAAACCTGTTGACGGAAAAGAGTAACCTTGACGAAATCAATGAGGCCTACAAGCGCATCAACCGAACGCTGGTCACCCAGTTGGCCATGAAATACAAGAATGAGGAAATCGGTAACATAACCAGCGAGGCCGCCAAGACACAGGTCGAAGTGATTGAGGGCATGCGTCAGGATCTGGTGAAGAGCCTTGGGAGTAACGAGCTGGCTACGGTCGCCATCAACGAGGTAAAACAGATAACGAATGAATTTTATGCAGCTGGCTCCAAGTGGGAAAAAGCATTCGGGCAAGCCTGGCACACCATCAAGGCAAAGTATCTGGGCAGAAACTCCATCGCCAAAGGCTTCAGTGAAGACATGGCAGACTACATTCAGAGTGTCTATGACATGAACCGCAAGCTGGCCAAGGTTGAAAACAAGTACGCCAGCTGGATGCCCGGGAAACCGGCCAATGAACTGCCGGAAGTGACCGTCACCGGGAATGCACCGAAGAAGAGCGGTGCTTCGTCGGTTGATGAGAAAGAAGCCGAGAAACAGAGGCGCGCCGCCCTGGAACGAGAAAAGATCTTGTATGAACAGGCGCAGGCAGAAATCACCCGTATCTATGCCGAAGGGAAGGATGCTGAAATACAAACCGAACAGCAGTACAACGACCGAATGCTGGCCGAAAAGAAGAAGTATCTGCAACGGGTGATGGAAGTATCTGGTAGCGGAACCAAGGAAGCTGCTGATGCGGAGAAACAGCTGGCAGACATCCAGCTGCAGGAGCGCCAAGAATCCATCAAGCGGGCCGTAGAGGAAGAGAACCGTATTTACGCCGAACAGCAGCGGCAGCTGAAGGAGGCGTATGCCAGCGGGAATGATGAAAATCTGGACAGCTATCAGCAGTATACTGAAGCACTCGAGCAGTTGGAGATGGTACATCTGCAGCGGATGCTGGAGATTGCGGGACTTGATGCGGAAGCTCGCAAGCAGATAGAGGACAAACTGCTGGAGTACAAGATTAAATGCCTGAAGGAATATGAGGACGAGCAGAACAAGCGAAGCAAGAAGGAGAAGACTTCGACGCAGCGCGACAGCCGGACGATGGAACAGGAGTATCAGCAGCGATTCAGTCGGATGAAAGGCTATGCTGACGAGTTCGGCAATGCTTTGGGAGAAGTCATCAGCGGACAGAAGTCAGCCATGGAAGCCTTGGGTGATGCCACCATCGACATCATATACAATGTGCTGAACCAGATGATTAATGCCTGGTTGACCCAGCTGGCTGCAAAGGCCGCTGCGGCCACTGCAGAGGGTAGTATGACCGAAATCGGCACGAAGGGCGTAGCCGGTATCGCCACCTCTGCCGTCATTGCCGCGACGGTCAGCGGATTGCTGGCCGCCGCCCGAACGGCACTGAAAGGGCTGATTGGCAACCGTGATGGAGGTAGTAGCAGTAGTAGTGGTGACAGCGGAGCAACCTATCAGCGTGTGGCCAGTGTCAACCAATATGCGAGCGGGCGATACGACGTTATGGGGGCATCGGACGGGAGAACGTACAGCGGCGTACCTTACATCGGGCCTGCGCCGACAGGCATAGTAAATAGTCCGGCACTGATATCCGAACGTGGGGCTGAACTGATCGTGAATGCCGATGACTTGCGCCGGTTGCAGAAGCACATCAATTATCCGCTGGTTGTGCAGGCCATCAAAGAAAGCCGTGGAAGGGTCACGCAATATGCGCAGGGGAATTATCGTATTCCCAACACGCCGACGCCGACCCGCCCGACACCTGTACCATCCGGGATGAATGATGGTCTGATTGAAAGGCTGGCTGTAGCCATTGAGAACCTGGAACGAAACGGTGTGTCCGCTTCTGTCGCTCTGACCGAACTCGAGCGCAAACAGAAGCTGCGTGAGCGAAGTCGTAAACTTGGAAGCAAATGATTGAACTATGAAGATAACGAATACCAAGACCGGGAAGGCCTATCAGCTGAATCCCGGCACACAGATAGAAATTGAGCGACCGAACCTATTTTTTAACGAGTGGGGCGAGCAGACCACGCCCATCGAGCTGCCGGACACCGATGTCAACCGTGAGCTGAGCGGTTATCCGGACATGCTGGGAAATGTGCAGCGTCCACGGGCAGATATCGAATGCACCGTGCAGGAAGGTAATTACAGCCAACCAGCCCGCCAGGCTATCTTGGGCGCAAAACGAAAGGATAGCATTACTACGACGCTCTACCTGAATGAAGGATCATTCCTGGCACAGGTGGATGACACCTTGGTGAGCGATGTTTTTGCCGACGAAACCATTCCCGGCGTGACAACCGTCGAGCAGGCGATTGAGTTCTGCCGTCAGTTGGCGAAGAACACCAGCCCTTATCAGGACCGGTTCGGAATCTTTCCGGTGCTCCTCGCCTCTGACGAGACCGATGATGACGGGAATACGATATACAAGTGGCTGAACCGCTATGGTTATGAGAACACTGCCGGTGGATGGATTGAGGATAATTTCAACAATACGACTGACTTTGATTTCTACAATTCGAAGGATCGTACAGAGAAGGACGGAGAAGATACCATCGAATTGCCGGCTGGGTATTATATCAGCCCTTTCCTTAAGGCCAATTATTTGCTGAAGCGCATACTTCAGCATTTCGGCTATGAGCTGCAGGACAATTTTTTCAGCCGGACAGAGCCGTTTACTAACATGGTATTCGTCAACAACTGCTGTGATGCCTTGGTCAATGGTACAGTCCGACTGGCCGACCTGGTGCCAGAATGCACCTGTGGCGACATACTGAACGTGTATCGGAAGAAATTCTGCTGCGAGTTCGTCGTGGACGAAGTGTCCAGGACGGCGCAGATTGTGCTGTTCAACGACGTGGTTGATGCAGACGCTTCTGGCAACCTGACGCCTTATCTCACCAACCAGCTGCAAATAGAACCACCTGACGAGTACAAACGCATAACGTTGAAATCGGAAGACTCCACTGATAGTGACTTGTCCGGCGACAATCCGGAAACCCTTGAATCCATGTTGAGCAGTTACAAGTACGTCGGTTTTGATGATTATGCCGATGCCTACTACCGGTGCGGGTTTAAGATTATCTGCCAACCAGGTCGGGTACGTGTGCTTGTAAAGAACATTCAAGAAAAGATAGCAGATAACACCTTCGGTTACGATACGGGAGAAAGTATCGGAACAGAGGAAGTCAGTGTACCGGATTGTATCGTCGCCATGAGGAAGCCGCTGAACAGAATTGATACAGTCGGCTCGAGGTATCAATACATGTACCGCCCCTATATCGGCGGTGGGAAATTCGTCAACTCGACAATTTCTGTCGGCGGACTGGAAACTGAATCCAATGTGGAAGCGACGTCGGATAATGAATCGACCCGGATCATGCTGGTATTCGCCTGTTTCTTGAACGGTGCACCTCTGGGTACTACAGCAACCCATGTGAGAGACTCCTATTACCAGATGAAATCTATCGGCGAATACTCGCTGAACTATGTCGGCAAGTGTGGCCTCTATGAGAAGTTTTGGCGTAAGATGGACCAACTATACCGCAACTCTCTACTGACCGTAACCGCCGAGCTCAAACTGCCGCCCACGCTGAAGCATAGTCTGTCGGCCCATCTGCCGGTGGTTATCAAGGGGCAGAAGCTGCTGGTCGATGTACTCCACTACACCATCGGAGGAGAGGAAGAACCCATCGAATCGACCTTCCGTACCATGCGGCTGTATGAGCCTGTGAATGAACCGCCGTCACCTGACCGATACAATGTCGAGCCGGGGAGCGACTATGTATGGAGCGTGAAAACCAGGTACACTGAAATCTCGGAGGGAGAGTACAATGCAGGCGAGCCGAAAGGGGCCATCCAGATATTTCCAGAGGAGCCGTCAGAGAAATTCGCTGACGGACAACCGCATTATCAGCGAATTTCCTACATGACGGATGTGATGCCATACCCTTCAATCTATTGTCGGGTGGAAGCCTGGCTGGAATGCAGCAAACGGAGTGAATGACTTGTCCTTTTATCCCCGCCATCAACGACCTAACTTCGCAGCAAAACAGATAACCTATGACGATACTCCAACAACCCGATGCGCTGTCGCTGTCGATGAATCTGAAGAAGTTCATCGTCAGCTCGGATGCACAGATTTCTTTCGTCCTGAAGAAAGGCACAGAAGAAGTTTTGTCGCAGCGGTATGATCCGGACAGCCAGGGCCGCATCGAGATAGACATGCGCGATGTCGTACATGCACAACTGGCCTTCGAACTTCGGGGCAGCGCAGTGCGGACGTATGAACAAACCAATCTGCACGCCGAGTTCACGGCGGAGATTGACGGGCAAGCAGTCAACTTCCATGCAGTGCGTGGCGGTGTGGACAACCTGGCTGACACGGCCACGAATTTCCTGACGCAGAACTGGCTCACCTGGCAGCCGACGGTGAAGCCTGTGACCTATTACACGCCGGAGTTCCTGACCTACTACGCACCGGTAGCTGGTGTGGCGAAGCTGCGCGGTTACTTCATCGGCGATGACGGGCAGGTAACATCGCAGAAGGACATCGAGCTGTGTAATGTAGAAGCCGGGAAGGCGTACACCATCCCTGTCGAGTATCAGGTAGTCGTCAGCCTGCTGTATCCGGATGGGAAGCCGGGCTATTATGATGTATGGGTGGAGAATGCCAGCGGCGAACGGTTGACGTACATCCAGCGATACTACGCCGACGCCATGCGCTCCATCAGCGAGGACTGGGTGCTCTTCGAGAACTCATTGGGCGGTGTCGACTGCTTTCGTGCTTATGGAAAGACAAGCCTCGAAGCTGATCACACGCACAACCTGGCCGAAGTGGATGAAGTGAGCGAAGAGTATCGGGTCGATACGGAGCGCAAGTACGAGAAGAATACGGGGCACCTGAGCAAAGATGAAGCTCGCTGGCTGCTGGACTTCTTCCCGTCACAGAAGAAGTACATCTATGTAGGTAGCTATCTTCGTCAGATTGTCGTGGTGGAGAGCAACGTCACCGGCAACCTGCGTGAGCTACCGACGAACTACACTTTCACGTACAAGTACGCCGATGCCCGTCCCTTGCTCAATCTGCCCCGAACGGATGTACCGGCGGACATGCTGGACATTACTATCCCGGATGTCGGAAATTTTACGTTACCCCCTCGGCTGGCTGAGGTGCCACGCCTTCCCCTGTCCGAGGGGGATTTGTTTCCGGTCCAAAACCCGTATAGCGAGACCTGGAGTACGACGACCGTAGGGGCCATCGCCGAAGTCATAGGCCAGCTGCTGGCCGCTGCTGCCGGAACCGGTGGCGGTGTCGGTCATACGCACAAGAATATAGATCTGCTGAACCTGTTGTCGTATGTCGAGGAATATCTGCTGGTGAATGGGAAGAAGATTAAGGCGGGGTATGCGGATACGGCCGGGAGTGTTGCTGAAGGGAAGTATATTCGCAAGGATAAGGAAGATTATACTAATTTTCTCGTATCATTTTTAGCCGGTGCTGTATTCGGCGAACATGGATTCGCTCCAGGGCTGACAGGATTCGGCGCACGTATCGACGGAAAAGGCTACGGGGAGATGCGAGGGCTTACGCTATGGGAGTGGCTGATGGTACCCGAAATCAGATACAACCGTGTCGAGATTGTCATCGGTGACAAATGGCGTGGACCGGGCGGAGGTATCATCGAGACCTGTACGCCGGATACGGACGAAGAAGGTAACCCGCTCAACACGGGTACTTGTACCCTGAAGCTCGAGGATGGCGAATATGGTGCGGTGGAGGTCGGAGATATGTGTATGGGCATCTTCCACTTCGGTGATGATCGTGACGCTGCCGAAAATTCTGACGACGGCAAAGGTAATTTCACCTATGCCGGCTTCGCTACTGCCTATTGGTTGATAAAAGAAGTCAGCGGTGACAACAACGGAACTTTCCGATACTCGCTCCGGGATGGATACAACATCCATCCATGTCCGCAAATGCACTTCTCTTGTCGCGGGAATGTTGATAGAGAGGATCGTCTGACTTCCGTTTACGAAACACGAACATACACCCGTATGCTTTGGAAGCAGAATACATGGGAAATTTCCAAGGGAAACATTGCCATGCAATATGGCGATTTGTCGAACCTGAAGATCTTCGGACTTGACATGACCGGTTACTCCATGTACTTGAACTCTGTTTATTTTACCGGTACCATCATGCAGGTCAAGCCGGACGGGACTCCCATTCGGACGGCCAACGACCGGGGAGCCTGGCCGCCAGCAGATAACCATGCGGATTACTTTGACCGTTTCTCCTACCTTGGGTGCATCTGGTTGTGTGTAGCCGAAAATGGTACCGACACACCACCGTCAGCTGACAGCGCCGCATGGCTCAAGCAGGTGGACAAGGGTGATGACGGCGCATCCATGACCAATATGGGCGGATGGCACACAGAACTTCTTGTGCCATACCTGGGCATCGTTCGCATGTACGATGCCACGTGGATGACTTCGGTCAAGGAAGGCACCAAAAATCCGCCCCTATGGTGCTGGACGGACAAGGACGGGAACCGCTTCACATTTAGCGACGGCGGTTATGCGCTCACCGGAGAAGAGAACACGGCGGAATACCAGCTTGTGGCCAGGGATGGGAAGAAAGGTGTGGATGGCGTTGGCATTCCCGGAGAGGACGGCAAGACTCTCTACACATGGATACGTTATGCCGATGACGAGCAAGGCAACGGTATCAGTGACAATCCGACAGGCAAGAATTACATCGGCATTGCCAACAACAAGGAGACACCGCTCGAGAGCAACAACCCCGCCGACTATACCTGGAGTAATATCAAGGGGGAACCTGGCATTGGCATTCCTGGAGATGACGGGAAGACACTATACACGTGGATTGCCTACTCCGACAATGCCGACGGGAGTGGCATGTATCAGGTCCCCAAGGACAGCACGAAATATATTGGCATCGCTCCCAATAAAGAAACAGCCACCGAAAGCAACGATCCAGCAGACTACGTGTGGAGCAAGTTCCGAGGTGAAGACGGTAGAGGCATTACAAAGATTGAGAACTTCTATCTGGCCACAAGCCTGTCATCAGGCGTCACCAGTTCCACGCCCGGATGGACAACATCCGTGCAGGCTGTGTCAGCGACCAATAGATACTTGTGGAACTACGAGAAGATCACCTATACAGACACGATGACCACCAGTACGCAGCCTGCCATCCTCGGCCAATATTCGGCGGACGGGAAAGGTATCGCGTCCATCCAAGAGGAGTACGGCGTATCTGCGTCGCAGTCGGCCAAGCCATCGAGCTGGCAAAGCTCCATACCGTCCATCGACTCCACGAACAAATATCTGTGGAACCGTGAGACGACAACCTATACGGATGGCAGCACGCGAACCACGGAGCACGTCATAGCTGTATATGGCGACCAGGGCGACAGCGTGACCAATCTCGGGCAATGGCATACGGGATTGCTTGTGCCATACCTTGGTATCGTCCGCATGGGTGTAAGCTCATGGATGGGCAGTACAAAGTCGGGGACCAACAACCCGCCTCTATGGTGCTGGACCGACAAGGACGGAAACCGACTCACCTTCAGCGACGGTGGTTATGCCCTCACCGGAGGAGAGAACACAACGGAATACCAGCTTGTGGCGACTGACGGGCAAAAAGGTGCGGATGGTGAAAGCATTAAGGGTGAAGATGGGCTTTCGGGATGCACCATCCGAAGGGCCGTATGGAAGACTGGCGTTGAGTGGAGGAATGATGCAGACAAAACAACGCAACCCCGCTACGAAGACACGGCACTCATCAAGGATGATGCAGTCAGTACCGGATGGCGTGCCTATCAGTGTCTGGTCACGCATACCTCTTCCGAGTCCAATAAACCTGGAACGTCGGGCGGAGCATCCTACTGGCGTGAATATTCGCTCAACACGCCCGACTTCTTCACGAATTTCATCCTTGCCAATGGAGCCAGCATCGACCTGATGCAGAGCAATCAGGTAGTTGTTTATACGCCTGAATACGTGGCCGAGGCAGGATTGACGGGAAAAGGTATCGGGAACAATACTGATGTCCGCATCTTCGGAGGTCCCATCTCAAACGATGAATCCCCCTTTATGGTCATGCGTGACGGTTCATTGGTTGCGACAAAAGCGACCATCACAGGAGCAATATACGCTACCGAAGGCTGGTTCAGGGGGAATATTGAAACGGCAGAAAGCGGTAAGCGTATAGTCATCAGTCCCACAAAAAATAACATGCAAATGCTTGATGCAGACAATAAGGAGTTGTTAAGAATAGGGTTTTATGATGACGGTAGCAGAGGGGATACCTGCGCACAATTATATCTGTATAGATATTATAATACAGACCCATCATATTCGATCTATGGCGTCATTCAAGCTGACAACATACGATTGGTCAGCGGAACCGATGAGATCAATATCAATCCAGGGCTCGGATTCAGAGCAGGTAGTAGCGCGGGAGACAATATTATGATAACAAAATCTGGTATATCCGTCAGGAATGGAACTTCAACATATAACGGAAGAAGTGTATCGATCAATTTCGGTGCACCTGCAGGAACACTTAGATTTATCAATGGGATATTAGTTGAATAGAATAATTATGAAAACAAAAATTGACTTCTCCATGATGGAGATATTCACAAATGTCGCACACACGCAATGTGTGCGGCAGGACATCAGAGAGATGTTCGGCGACTACATCTACACTCACGAAGCGGGTGTCGCCGCCAAGGCTTTAGCCTTGAAAATATACCAGTCGGACGGTCCAACAGAGTATGATGAGCGCGAATGCAATCTGCTACGGCTCTACGCCTCGCATTGCACGCCTGCAATCTATGACGCAATTATGGCGACACTCCCTGAAATAGAAGAATAA